TTACGAAGAAGAGTTTCAACGAGCAGCAGCCGAGGATGCCAATAGCACTCCTTTAAAATTAACACCTAGTATGACGTACTATAGTTACTGATATGGCAAAATACGCAACAGGAAAAAAAGCATGGGGGTTTTCAGATCGTTCTGGATTTCGTTATCGCTTGCGAGAAATGAAAACTGAATGGAATGGTTTGAAGGTTGGTCCTGATGAGTATGAATCGAAACATCCACAACTACAACCTAATCATCCTGGACCAGATCCGACAGCCTTGTATCAACCACGAGTTACAAGCAGAACAGAAGTGACCGTAGAGAATCTTCTTGGCTTGAATCCATTTACTAGTACAGCTAGTAGTGCAGTGATAACTGTATTAGAGCCATCTCATGGTAGATCAACAAGTGATACTGTTAGATTCAGAAATGTATCTAGCTTTGATGGTTTTACAAAAACAGTGCTTGAGAATGCTAGTGGCTATACAATAACTAAGATTGACGATGATAAATATAGTTTTTCTGCTAGTAGTGGTACAGCAACAAGTGGAGTAAAAGGTGGTGGTGGTAGAGTTACCGCTGGCCCAGTTACATTGGGGACATAAATGAGTTTTACATTTGCAACATTAAAGACAGCTATTCAAGATTACACAGATAATGAAGAAAGCACTTTTGTTACTAATCTGCCTAATTTTATTAAAGCAGCCGAGGACAGAATACTTGAAGCCATAGACTTAGAATATTTTAGAAAGAATGTTACTTCAGCTATGACACCCTCTGATCAATTTTTAACGGTTCCAGATGATTTACTAGCTGTTTTTTCTTTACAAATAACAACTAGTGGTTCTGAAAATTTTTTATTACAAAAAGACGTAAACTTTTTAAGAGAGTATACCCCAAACGCTTCAACCACAGGTGTACCAAGATACTATGCTGTATTTAGTGTGGATCATTTTTTATTAGCACCTACACCTAATTCAGCTTATACAGTTGAATTACATTATTTCTATAGACCGACAAGCCTAGTAGATTCTGGTTCTAGTACAACATGGATAAGCGATAATGCACCTAATGTACTTCTTTACGGATCATTATTAGAAGCGTATATTTTTATGAAAGGCGAACCGGATATACTTGCTCTTTACGAGAAACGATTTATGGATGGACTATCTAGGTTGAAGGATCTTGGAGAAGCAAGAGAAAACACTGACGCATATAGGATAGGTCTTCCTTCAAGACCAAGGACATAAAATATGGCATTAATACTAGCTGATAGAATAAGAGAAACTACAACTACAACAGGTACTGGTACATATACATTAGCTGGTGCTGAAACTGGTTTTGAAACTTTTGCTACCATAGGCAATAGTAACACAACTTATTACTGTTGCACTGATGGTGTGGATTTTGAAATAGGTGTTGGTACTTATACTCTATCGGGTACTACTTTAGATAGAACTGCGGTGTTACAATCTTCTAATAGTGATTCTGCTGTTAGTTGGTCAAATGGAGTTAGAAGTATTTTCTGCACACAACCAGCCGAAAAAGCCGTGTTTCTTGATGCAAGTGGTAATATGCCTATTACTAATAATGCTACTATTGGTGGAACATTAGGTGTAACAGGAGTATTAACTGGTACGTCTTTAGATATATCTGGAGATATTGACGTAGACGGTACAACCAATCTTGACGTTGTAGATATTGACGGAGCAGTCGATATGGCAACCACTTTGGCTGTAGCAGGTAATGTTGATTTTAATGGTGATTTAGACGTAGACGGAACAGCCAATCTTGACGTTGTAGATATTGACGGAGCAGTCGATATGGCAACTACACTAGCCGTAGCTGGAAATACAACAGTTGGTGGAACATTAGGTGTAACGGGGGTTCTAACGGGTACATCTTTAGATATATCTGGAAACATAGATATTGACGGAACTTCTAATTTAGACATTGTAGATATTGACGGTGCTGTTGACATGGCAACCACTTTGACATTGGCTGGTAATGCTGATTTCAATGGAGATTTAGATGTAGACGGAACAACTAACCTGGATGTCGTTGACATAGATGGAGCCGTTAATATAGCTGCTGCAACTACTATTGATGGTGCTAATAAAGTACAATTTAGAGATACAGGATTATTTATTAATTCATCTACTGATGGTCAATTAGATATTGTTGCAGATACCGAAATACAAATTGCAGCGACTACAGTTGATATTAATGGTGCAGTTGCTTTAAATGGTGCGATTACAGGTGCTACTAATATAACTTTAAGTGGCGAATTAGATGCAGCAACGGGAGATTTCTCTGGAGATGTTGATGTAGACGGCACATTAGAAGCTGATGCTATAACAGTCAATGGCACAGCTTTAAATACTGTTATAGCAGGTGTTACTGTAACAAACGCAACAAACTCTGCACATGTAAGTGTTGCAGATAATGAGAGTACAAATGAAGAAAACTTAATACCTTTTATTGAAGATACTTCTGCTACTGGAAATGTTGGGTTAGAATCTGATGGTGATTTTGCCTATAACCCAAGCACAGGTACAGTGTCTGCTACAATATTTAAAGGTAATATAGACGCAGTGGATGGGGACTTTGACGGGACTTTAGAGGCAGACGCTATAACTGTAGGAGGTACAGCACTTAATACTGTTATAGCTGGAGTTACAGTTACTAATGCCACTAATTCAGCACATGTTAGCGTAGCCGATAACGAAAGCACCGATGAAGAAAATTTAATTACTTTCATAGAAGATGCTTCGGCAACAGGTAATGTAGGTCTAGAATCAGACGGTAATCTTTCTTACAATCCTAGTTCGGGTACTGTAACTGCAACAATATTCAAAGGTAATATCGATGCCGTAGATGGAGATTTTGATGGTACATTGGAAGCAGATGCGATTACATTAAATGGTACTGCAATAACTGCAACAGCAACTTTATCCACAGGTATATCAAATAACAATGTACCTAAGTTTACGAGTGGTGTAGCAGACGATGATTTTTTAAGAGTTGCAGGTACGGCAATAGAAGGCAGAAGTGCCAGTGAAGTATTGAGTGATATAGGTGCAACAACAGCAGCGTTAGCTGCGAATGAAGCGACAGCTTTAGCAATAGCGTTAGGATAATAATATGGCAAATACATTTAAAGTCGTTAATTTTGCAGCCGAGCCTGCTAGTGCTGGAACTCCATATGTGGTTTACACAGCAGCAAGTAGTACAACAACAATCATACTTGGATTAGTATTATCCAATATACATACGGCACAAGTTACTGCGACAGTGAGATTAGTAAGTGATACTGCTAACAGAGCTGTGACAAACAATACAGCAAATGGCACAAGTATTATTGTAAAAGACGCACCGATACCTGTTGGTGGTGCTTTAGAATTACTGGCAGGTAATAAGGTTGTATTAGAAACTACAGATCAAATTACTGTGGATTGTAGTGTAGCTGATAAACTAAGTGGTACATTAAGCATTATGGAGATAACATAATATGCCTTATATTGGTAATCCAGCAGTTGATAGATTTGTAGTACCCAGAGCAGCCTCTGTTTATTCTGGTGATGGGTCAACTGTTGCTTTTACATTAGAAGCTGGTGTAGGAAGTGATGAAGATATACTTGTATCTGTAGATGGTGTGATACAAGAACCATCAGTAGGTTATGCAGTATCTAGTGGCACAACTTTAACATTTACTGCGGCTCCCTCTAGCAATTCTGGGAATAATATATTCGTTTATTATTTACATAGAACAATAGGTACAGTTGCACCTCCAGTTGAGTTAAGTGGTACATATAAAGCTGATGGTATATTTAGAACAAATGTTCAAACTTTATCAGACGATATTACAATAACTGCATCAGAAAATGCCAATGTTACAGGTCCAATAACTGTAGCAAGTAATAAGACTATTACTGTTGAAGATGGTGGAAGGTTGGTAGTTGTATGAGCAGTATATTTGTAGATACAATACGAAAAATTGGTGGAACTCTTGGTACAGATATAAGAGTAAAGACTACTTCAGTCTATGAATCAGAAAATAGTACAGGAAATACACAAAATTTAGTTCAAAGTTTGACAAAGGCTTGGGTAAATCACGATCAGGCAACTGTAAATGACAGTTTCAATGTTG